AGCCGCCAAGCATCAATTCTGACAGGGCCCACACTGTCGCGTCCACCCTATCTGGCGACCCATCTCCCATATAGCCCTCGCCAGTAAATGAACACATCTGATCCTCGAGGTCTGGAAACGACCCGACGTGCGAGACTCTCCCCTGCTCGTACAGGGCGGCGACGGGCTCAGCGCGCGCGACCTTGCCACGGCTTGCCGTTACCAGCTTGACCGGCACGTCTTTTGACGCGGTGCGGATCACGCTCTCGACCATCGCGCCGCCGAAGTTCTTTTCCGCCACGATCCGGTCAGCCTGAAACTCCTGATAGGCCCGCACGGCCTGTAATGCCCAGCCATTGGGAGAGAGATTGCATGTCCGGTCGGCCAGCACATAGGCGCGTCCGTCAAAGCCCTTGCCTGCCACGATGATGCCAATATCGTCACCGTCACCGCCGCCAGACGCACCTGATGGGTCGATTGCCACAACGACGCGGGAAAGGGGCGGTGCCTCTGCTACACGGGCCGAGTCGAGGCCGGGAATAATCTTTCCGTCGCTGGCGATCCTGTCTTCCATGGTCCATAGCGCTCCCGCCACTTCGGACGCCCATTCGCCGCGCTCGAAACGCAACCGCTTGGCCTCCGACATGCCCGCCAGAATATCAAAATACTTCGGAGGCAGGTTTTCGGCATTATCGATGGGATTGACCTGCATCTCGGCGTAGTCGCCGGGGTCCTGGAGTAGCTCTTTCGTGCCTGGCTTCATCCCGGTCTTGAATAGCTGATAGGTCCAGTGCAGCTTTGACGGAGGGTTGCAATCCATGTAAGCCCGCAGCTTGAGCCCGCTATTCTCGGCCAGTCGCGACATGGATGTTTCGACCGACGCCCACGGGATTTGACTCGCCTCGTTGAAATAGAGCGTCGAGTATTCCTGCCCCAGCACCTTTTCGACCCGTGCCTTGTCATCAAGCCCGCCAAGCCAGAATTGCGATCCATTCGGAAACGTCGCGATGAGGTCCGTCTCGTTTCGTTCGAGCGGCACAGCCGGAAAGCACAGGCTCATGACTTTAGGCAGCGTGTCCTGCCAAATCGAGGCTTTGACGTGGTTAAACCGGTAGCGCCATATCGCATGACGGCTCTTGGCCTTCATGGCCCGAATGCATACCGCCCGGACAATGAGGAACGTCTTGCCGGACCGGGACCCGCCACGCAATAGAACATTGGTGGCGTCCGACCCCAGCAGGCGGTTAGCCTCGACCTGCTTAGCAGTCAGCCTAAAGGGCTTGGTCATCTGGCGTGATGTTGATGGCTATGGGCCCGCCGCCCTTGCCTGACAGCTCAACCATGGATTTCTCAGACCACCGAGCCTGGAATCGCTGCGCCATGTATTTCAGATTGGCCGCCCCCTGAAACTCGGCTGGCGTCTTGTCGAGTCCGCCACGCACCCGCCGAGCGTGGAAAGCCTCTGCCGCCGTTTGCGCACGCGTAAAGCTGTCCAAAAACTCTTTATGATTCCGCGACCATTCATAGAGGGTTTCGACGCATACGTCGCAAGAGTCTGCCATTTCGGCGACTGCTCCCCCTTGCTGCCCGCACTTTATTACAACATCGCACATTTCTGGGCGGTATTTTGTCGGGCGTCCGCCGGGGTGTTTTTGGGGCTTCTCCACGGCGTCAGCGCCCTTCAAGGTTGTCGGCTTGTTTTGTTTGGCCATCACAGGGTTACTCCCGCGTCTATTGCAGCACAGGCGAGCGTCATGTGCTTTGGGATTTTGCGGTGCCCGCGTCTCTCGTAGGCTTTGAAAGTATTGTAGGCCGCTCCGGTTGATTTTGCGGCCCTGGCGAGGCTCAGGCCGGATTGTCGGCGCCATAGGGCGAGGTCATCGCCGGTGACAGGGACGCGGACGAATGTTGCAATGGCCTCTATCACACTCATTTGATGCGATGCTTCCATATCTTGGGGCCTCCCGGTGTTTTGGCATACCAGTGGTAGCGCGGATTGCATCATTTTTGCAAGGTGTCAGATTTAACGATATTTCTGTTTTTCCTCCTCACTTTGCTCTTGACCGTGCGGAAATTCCGCACTATATTTAATTTATCAAGACCGGCGATGGGCTGGTCGAAAAGCCGAAGGGGCTCAAAATGACATACGTTGATCGCACCAATCTTTCCCAATCAGACGAAGAAATCGAAGCCGCATTCGATGCCGAGGGCTTCTGCCCGATGATTTCAGACCTGACTTTCGCCACGGCTGACGAATTTGAAATCATTAAGGCTGATCGGGAAAATTGGAACCTTCGCGGCGAAATCCGCGACGATGAAGAAAACGTTTGGGCCGTCGAAAACGCCCAGCCCATGAAAGGCCAGCCTCGCCGCGACGTGATGATAATCCGTTTTGGTGACTTTATTGCAATTGATGGAGCCGTAAAATGAACCGCACATATAACGACCTGCACGCCGAAATGACAGAGTGGCTTGAGCGCATCCTGAAAGACGGACTGGATGCCGGACGTTTTGCCACCGTTTTTCTCGAAGAGGAAGAGCCTGATGATGGCGTCATGCGGATAGAAGTGAAGGGGATTCACAGCAAATCTGGCAACCCCGTTCCGGCATCTTTTGACTATTACGAAGACGCGGATGAATCCGAATGACACTTTTTGCAGCCACACAATCCCTTTGCGGCCTCTCAAATAGTGAGGCCGCAGACTATCTCTCAATTTCTGAAAGCGCCGTTGAGAAATTCCGTCGCGGTAATCGAACCGCACCAACTGGCGTCATCACTGAATTACAGCATCTGTGGATGCGGATTGATACAGCGGCGGTTGATCGCGCTGAGGATATGGCGCGAGGCGGCATTTTTAATATCGATTCTGAAATTGAGATCGGCTATCCGGCGGATGATTATCAGGCCCAGCAACTTGGTCTGCCCTGCGTCGGAGCATGGCGGCAGATGCTGGCGCGGATCATCTACGAGCTCGTCCTGATGCGCAATGACTTCGACCTCGCGCGAATTAAACTGGTGCCGCGCGGTTCTGCAATTACAACCGCTGCCGCGATAGCAGCGCGCGAGCAAAATTCAAACTGACCCACTACCACGATATTTCGTTCTTTTCTTCTCTCTTTGCTCTTGACGCAATACTGATAAACCAGTATATATAAGTCATCGAAGCGGCAATGACCGCAGCCAAACAAAGGGAAAAGAAATATGGCTGAAATTACCATCCATAACGCAAATCTGAAAATTTCATACGAAAATCCTGAAAACAGTCTTTCAACTGGCATACAAAATGATGACGGAACAATCATTTCTCTGTTTTTTACAGATGTTGAACAGTGGTGGGCCGTTCGAAGCGCGCTCCAAAAGTGTTCTGAATACTTTCTTTCTAGCGGATCGGTTGGTCGCGCATTCATTACTGATCATGATAAAGCTGACGCATGGGCTCGTGAGTTCTATGAGCGCGAGAAGGTGCGTCTTCTGACTTCTAAAGTTTCACATAGGGAAAAGATCATGGAAACTCATCACACACCCGGCCCGTGGGCGGTCATTCCGCCGATTTGTGAAATTGGCGAAGACGGCGTGCCGACGGGCGCATTTTCAGACCCTGGAGGCATTGAGGGTGCGGACGGGAATCCAGTCTGCATATTTGGAGACCAAACCGGAAGCGGCACGATGTTCGAAAACGAGGCTGACCGCCCGCTCATCGCCGCCGCGCCTGAGCTGCTTACCGCTGCGAAGAAAGCTGAGTTCTTCATCGCTGGTTTCGAGGGCGGCGAGTTGCAGGAAGGGATAGGCAAGTTGCTCGCCCAGGTCCGCGCCGCCATCGCCAAGGCAGAGGGCCGAGCTTGAGCCGTGAGATGGACCGCGCCATCAGCTATCATTTCAGTTTTTGACACCCGCGCATATTACAGAGGGAAAGAAATGACAGAGTTTTTTCAACACACATTCCACAATGGGCGGAGCTGTAAATCACGTCGCCATGTCAACCCCGACGGATCGGAGGGCGGAATCGTCGCTCTGACTGCTAAAATTGGCACCCGCGCGCACGTGAGCGGCGGGGCGTCGATTGGCGAAGGCGCATCAATTGGCTCCGGCGCGTCGATTGGCGAGTACGCGTCGATTGGCTACGGCGTGTCGATTGGAACCCGCGCGTCAATCGGCGAAGGCGCATCAATTGGCCCCGGCGCGTCAATTGGCAAGTACGTGTCGATTGGAACCCGCGCATCAATTGGCTCCGGCGTGGTGATCGACAAAGAAGATTGGTGGATAACCGTTGGCCCACAGGGTTCCCGGAACGCCTTTGCGACGGCGGTTTGGTCGCCAAAAAATGGCCTCCTTTGGTGGGTGGGCTGTCAACATGGTATTTCCACAGCAGAACTCAAGGAGAGGGTTGCCCACCGGCACGGCGGGACGCTGTATGAGACAGAATATCTCGCCGTCATTGATTTTGTCGAAAACCATCCCGGCATGAAACGTGCAAGGCGTGATGCAAACGAGGGGGCAATGAAATGAACCATGTTGAAGCCGTCGCTATCGCCACGACCGGGGATGATCTGCCGCGCGAAAAGAAAATCGAAGCATGGCAATTCCTCATCGACACGGGGTTATGCTGGCGCATGTCGGAGTACTACGCCCGGCAGGCTCAGAACCTGATCGACCTTGGCGTCTGCACAGCGCACACAACCCCAGCCCTTGATGAAGTGGAAATCCGCCCGCTGGAAGGGCAGGCGTACACCTTCAGTGAGAGAGACATGCAGCACGCAGAAGAATGCGTCCGGCGCTGGAATGAGCACCGGGAAAAAGCCCGTGTTGGCGACTTCCTGAGGATTCCAGACGGGAGGTATGGCCGCTTCGCGTATGATTGGGGCAAGACTATACAGGCAGGCGAGCATGGCTCTTTTTTCTTTGGCCCCCATGGTCCGATATATTCCGGCGGGCTGTGCCCAAGCATACCGCACAGCGCGCTTGTCACAGAGGGGAATACAAAGCTCGGGGTATTCTGGATATTCCATGATCAAGTCCCCGGCGCGGGGCGGGGAATATCCTTTGAGACACCGTGCCGTGTCTGGACACTCGCAGCAATCAATGGAGAAAGACCATGATTAACGTTCGGAATAATTCCACAAAAGACATTCACAAGTTCGATACCCTGCGAGGGGCCGACTTGCGGTCAATGGACCTTCGCGGCAACAACCTCAGTCGCCAAGACTTGGCCGGGGCCAACCTGGCTGGAGCGGATTTGACGGAAGTCAATCTGTTTGGTGCGTGTCTTGACGGAGCCAACCTGCATCAGGCGACACTTACACGGGCGCGGCTGGACGGCGCAAGCCTTCGCGGGGCCAACTTGGATTGGGCTTCCCTACGCAGTGCATTTCTGCGCAAGGCAGATATTTCCGGGGCATCGGTGGATGCGACCATCTTCTTTTGCGCCAACCTCGAAGGAGCAATCTTGGCGGGAGTC